GTCGGGCAGGATTTGAAACGGTTAACAGGACACGCTGGGAGGCTCCAGGGCTGGCGGGAAATCGGGTTTACTTGCCGAGGAGCCGTTGAGCATCAATTAAACGCGCTGGTGGCGATTCTGCGAAAAACGTGTTTTTTTTGGGCGGTGTTTCTTTAAGACGAATTTCTGATTTATAAGTATACGGCGACAGGACACGGATAAAGCGGGTTTAGTTAAATAATAATATGTTTTTGTGCTTGACTATTAGACCACACATAGATTATAATATTTTCACTGACGGGAAGTGTTGCCAGGAATATTAGAGGTTGTGTCTGTCAACTTTAAGTATCAGGTTACACGATGTTGACGATACACCAAATCTTTGTGGAGGTGTGGGAGAGATGAAAGTAATGCAGCCGAAAGAATATGAAAATCAGGACCCGAAGGGTTGGTGGATGAGTGAGAAGCTGGACGGCGTGAGGGCGGTATGGAACGGGCGGACGCTCGTGTCGAAAAACGGAAATGAGTTTAACGCGCCGAATTGGTTTATTGAAGACCTGCCGGATGGAGCCGTTCTTGATGGTGAGTTGTGGGAGGGGTATGGCAAGTTTCAGAAGACCGTAGCCACAGTGCGAGCTGACAATGGAAACTGGGGCAGGATTAAATTTATGGTTTTTGATGTTGTGTCGGAAGGTGTTGTTTATGAAAAGCGCATGGCAAGGCTTACAGGGCTTAAGCGGCCAGCGCATTGCAGAATCGTAGATCAGAAGCTTTGCAGGGACCGGCAACATTTGAATGAGTATGAGTCAGGCATCTTGATATCAGGCGGCGAGGGGGTAATGCTGAGAAGGGCCGGGAGCCTGTATGACTATGAGAAAAGCTCAAACTTGTTAAGAATGAAGAAATTCCAGACTGATGAGGCCGTAGTTACCGGATACACGGAAGGCAAGGGCAAACACGCCGGTCGTATCGGGGCGCTCATTTGTGAGTATATGGGGAAAACGTTTAAGCTCGGAACCGGCATTACTAATCGCATGAGGGAGTTGCCTCCGGAAACAGGTAGCCTTGTGACGTTTTCGTTTATCGGGTTGACGGATGCCGGAAAGCCTAGACATGCATCATTCTTGATCGAGAGGGATTACGAATGAAGAGAATTAACTTGAAAAGAGTAAAGCCGGAACGGCACCTGAAACGTAAATTGATGGAGCCTAACCTTGTGCCTCTGCTCGTGCGTATACCGAGGGGCACTAAGGAAGAGATAGACAGCGAGGCGGACGATCTCGGTGTCACCACTGGGCTGTATATATATGCAATGCTGAAGGTCCGGCCGCTTAAAAAGATAGCAAAGATTCTGGATGGGCCGATCAAATAGAGATGAAAACAGAGGAAAAGATTGAGCTACTGGAGGCGGTAAGTGAGTTGTTGCATACCGAGGGGCACGAATCGGTGTATGATAGCTCTGAAGCGACTGTATTCTGGGACGCCCGGACGTTTTTAGACCGGTGTATAAGAAGGATCCGGCTCCACGCGACAGGATCTGAAAAAAAACTTTAATAATAGCAAAAAACAGTTGACTATCAGGAAAATATATGGAATAATTATCTATGGTTGACAAGAAGGTTGACAATAACGTGGCTGACGAAATCTTGAAGTGTGGTTTTTGCGGTAGAAGGTTAGCGGATAGTCATAAAAATGGCAAAAAAGATATTACCATTAGATGCCCGAAATGCGGAAAAGATAATAAGTTTTGAAGATATAATCACGCGAAGCCGCCAAGGGCGCAAAGGGAAAAATTATGGGGCAGTGGGGACAGGAAAGAAGCATTAATAATGCTAGGTTTATGCCGCATGTAAACACCAGGGGGTGTTTCAGCGAAATAAAACCACATCACAACATTGATGATGTTTTTTTGCTTTCTGATGGCGACGACAAAGATGGCGCAGAAAAAACCCTGTCTCGATTAAAGGAAAAACATATCGAACAACCTTATAGTTTGTGGTAGAAAAACAGATTTTAGTTTTGAGCGCCTGAGAGCGCCTTATCGTTTTTGTAGAGCCTCAGAGAAGGCCAGTTTGATGTATTTGCGTAAGAGTTACGCCGATACGTTGGACTGGCCTTTTTTTATGCCTGAACTCTTCGTCTCCGCTCAGAGTGACAAGGCGAAACCGACACACAGCCGTGAAGACACAAAGGAAAAAATTAAAGAATGGTTTTAACCAAAAACCTGAAAAAAGACTTGGTGATCTTTGCGGCGTTTAATCGTAGGGGCGAATGGCCATTCGCCCGTACAAAAGAGGAAATAGTTATGGCAGAGTTTGTAAAACTTGAAATTACTGACCGGCAGATTGACGCCTTGTTTGCGGACCTGCCGAATGTTGCCAAAAAGGCGACCGCTAATACTCTCAATAAAGTTGTGAGGCTTGTCAATAAAAACATCAGGAAGTTTATCACCGACAATTACAACATCCCAAAGAAGTCGATCAAGATTGCCGGCGGCCTGGTATCATTCAAGCGGGCCAATGCCAGAAAGAATAGAGGGACCGCGACCATCTTCATCCGGAAAGTTGGCCGGGGCCTGTTTAAATATGGTGCTGTTCAGGGTAAAACCGGCACAACGGTAACGATAAAAAAATCGCCAAAATTTATAAAAACCGCCTTTATATCTACATGGAGACGTGGAGACGGACAGAAACGTGTTTTTGTCACAGATAAAAGGCTGGGCAAGGTTCCGCGCATTCCGAGAGGCATCGCAAGGAGTGCATTTTCTTCCGGGATATCAGCACAAAATTTCTATATGGCAACAAAGAGACGTTCACTCTTCGGTCCTAAAATCGCAGATCTGTATGTTTCGCTACGTGCCGGCGGGGTACTCGAAGACACCATAGATAAGGAGTATCAACCGTTACTTGACGAAGAGTTTAATAGGCAGTTTGAGAAGAGAAGATGATAAAGGATTGAATATTGTCGATTGTATATTGAAGATTGAAAAGAGAAAAAGGAATTATGAGCGACACGGCTACTATTGATAAAAAAGAAACATTCAGCCTGCAGTCTGAGGAGGAGTTTGAGAAGAGTCAGGGTATTACCCAGGCTCAATATGGGCGGAGGCGCGGTGTGTCTCGGCAGATGGTATTGAAATATGTTGCGAACGGGATGCTTACGGTCGGCAGGGGTATTATCTCTACCAGCCCAACCGTCAGGATCGACCCGGAAGAGGCGGATATTGAACTGGACGAAAAGCTTAACCCGGCGTTTAAGAAGACCGAAGAGGGTGAAAAACCGAACGGCAATGGATTGTTGTATCATAATGAAAAAGCCAGGAAGGAAAAGGCACAGAGAATGCTTCTAGAGCTGGACCTCAAGGTGAAAACAGGGGAAAACATAAACAGGAAAAAGGCAGAGAGCGCCTTTTCCAATAAAATCACAGCAGTTGTCCGACGTCTGCAGAAAATTTCTAAAAGGATAAGCCCCGCGGTAGCGAAGGAAAGCGACAGGATCAAATGCGAAGAGATGATTCATAATGAAATTAAAGAGGCGGTGGAGGAGTTTGGGGGAAATATTCACCGCAGAGGCGCGGAGAACGCAAAGGGAAAATAAAATGAGTGATGTACCTGAAAAAATATGGATCGATTTAATGACCGATGAACAACCTCTTTATTATACATCTAATCCTCACAGGTTGGAGATGGTTAAATACGTTTGCGAGGATACTGCTGAAAAATACTTTCTTGATAAAATGAATGTAGGAAAAATAGCAGAAAGAATAAGGCAAATTGCAACGAAGAATATCTGGGCTGTGACGAAAGAATGCCCAGAAGATGACAATCTTATAAAATTAAAACCTGAAACATTGATGTATATAAGCAATATGGAAAAAGCAATCAAAGCTGATTCGGAAATTAAAAACCCTTAGCGATCTTTGCGGCTTTGCGTGAGGCATAAAATTATGGTTAGTTTAAAAAATCAGACTGAGGAAGAGGAGTTTATTGATTCGCTTTTCGAGAGGAATTTCAGGTTTCCTCCGGAGCTCACGATTGATAAATGGGCGGATGAGAATCGGATTTTGTCGTCAAAGGAATCCGCTCTGGACGGCAGGTGGAAAACCGCTAAAACGCCTTATTTCAGGGAAGTAATGGAGTGTTTGTCTCCATCGCACCCGTGCCAGAAGGTGGTACTTATGAAAGGGACCCAACTGGGAGGCACGGAAGTGGTCGTGAATTTAGACGGTTATACCATTGATCAGGACCCGTGCCCGATGATGAACATACTCCCAAACGGGACATTATTCGCTGATTTTTCGGTACAAAGACTCAAATCCATGATTACCAACACGCCTTGTGTCAGGGATAAGGTCCCCTTCGAGAAGAGCCGTGATTCGAGCAACACTATCGGGCGGAAGGAATTTGACAACGGCATTTTGTTTGTCGTGACGGGGGCCTCGGAGATAAGCTTGATCTCGCGTCCGCTAAAGAAGGTTACGATTGATGAAGTGGACCAGCAGGAGCCCTGGGTGGTTCCCCTGGCCGAAGAAAGGATGGAAACTTACAAGCCGTACAATAAATTCTACATTGTATCCACACCAAAGCTGAAATTAACATCCATAATATACGTTCAATTCATGAATAGCGACCAGAGATACTATTACATCGCCTGTCCGGAGTGCGGAAAGTCTCAGATATTGGCATGGAAAAACATCAAGTTTGACCGTGACGATCATTATAAGCTGGTATCAGAAGTGACTTATGCGTGTATAGGGTGCGGAGACAATGTTTCCGAATACAGGATGAAGACCGACATGGATGCCCGGGCGGAGTGGAGACCTCATAATCAGGAGAACGGGCATTATCCCGGATTTTACCTGCCGCAGTTTTACAGCACACTGGGAGAGGCGTCCTGGGTGAGCGCCATAGAGAAGTTCCTCGAATTCACCAAACTCAAGAATGAGAAAAACCCGATGTATCTGGAATTGCAGGAGAAGTGGACTAATAATGTCCTTGCATGGCCGTGGGACGAACCGGTTGGGGAGTCTGCAAGCTGGGAGGTATTATATAACAGGCGCGAGGATTATACGCCCGATGAGATTAACGACAAGATCGTGCTCATTTTATGCGGTGTAGACGTGCAGGGTGACAGGATCGAGGTCAAGACGGTAGGCATCGGGCTTAATTATGAGATATGGATTTTGGAATATAAGTATATTTACGGCAAATTGACAGATCCTGTGATATGGGCACACCTCGACGAATTCCTTTTAAAGACTTACAACCATCCCCGCGGCAAGATGAGGATCCTCGGCACGGCGATCGATACGGGTTATCTGCCGGATGAGGTCTGCGAGTTTGTCCGGACGCGATACGTTCCCGGACAGCGTTATGTGTTCGGCATCAAGGGATCCAGCCTGTATCACCAGCCGATTGTGAGCGCACCGTCGAAAAACAAGGGAATAATGCTTTTTTCTATCGGCACGGATACGGCGAAGGACAGGATCGATTCATTTCTCAGGGTTGCAAAGCCCGGCCCCGGATACGTGCACTTCCCGCTTTCACTGCCAGAGACGTATTTTCAGCAGCTCACAGTGGAAAAGAAGAAGGAGGAGTGGAATCCAAAACTGCGCAAATACATGAACGTCTGGCGGAATCCGAACAAGGCAAGAAATGAGCCGTGGGACATATTTGTATATGCGATCGCGGCGCTGAATATCTTGAGGTTTCTCGAATACCCGAATAACAGCGTGATGGAGATGCTGGAATTACTGGCAGCACAGATTAATGCACCTGCAGAGCAGGAGGTAAAGCCTGATAGCGGAGTGATAAATAAGGGCGTAAAAATTGAAGATTGAGGATTCACCGCAGAGGCGCAGAGAGCGCAAAGGAAAAAAAGAAATCAGCCGCAAAAAGGCACAAAAAGCACAAAAAAGGAAAGGAGGTTTAAATGGCAACATCACTGGCGGATTATGAAACTCAGTTAACTAATGTAAAGTCGGCGATCGCTAAGGCTGAGAACGCGCAGTCTTACAGCATCGGGAGTAGGAGCAAGACCAGTGCACTTTTGAAGACCTTGTATGACAGGCAAGACCAGCTTGAAGCAAGGATAGACCAGCTTGACGGCGGGGGAATCCCGGTGCAGGCGATAACGGCGTTATGATTGATGATTGTAGATTGAATATTGAATATTGAATATTGAGAAAAGAATATGAGTGAAACAAAAGCAAGTTTGGTGGCCGCGGGTATTGTTTTTGTTGTAATTATAATTTTCGGTTTTTATATGGGATGGATACAATGCCTGATACGGTAAAAATTTTATGTGAAGTGGATCCTACAGTCAAGCTGTGCTGTCTTAATACCGACTGTCTTAATCATGTCGAGGGCCTGAATGTATGTAATCTTAAAAATCTGATCATGGCGCCCGGGCATAAATGCGCGGGGTTTGTGAAGATGGTACCGAAAAAGAAAAAGCCGGCCTCACGCAAAGCCGCAAAGAACGCAAAGAAAAAATGAAAATCACTGAAAAACAGATTGCCGAATGGAGAGAATTGCGTAACAAAGGAATGGAGTCCGCTATTGGTGAATATACGCCGGCTGAATTTTGGGAAGCACTAGATGAGATCGAGCGACTAAGAGCAGAGAGCAGAGATCGAGAAAGCAAAGAAAAAATGAAAAAACCAAAAATAATTACATTGTGTGGTTCAACACGATTTATTGAAACTATTGCTGTGATGGGATATTTACTTGAGAAGGAAGGGGCTATTGTTCTTGGACTGCATTTTCTTCCGCAAAGTTATTTCAAAGGAGACGATGTTGTTGCAAGCCATATTGCTGAGAAGGAGGGAGTCGCAGAACATTTCGATAATCTCCATCTGCGTAAGATAGATATTTCAGATAGTATTTATGTGATTAATGTTAATGGTTATATTGGTGAGTCTACACGGAATGAAATTGATTATGCGGAGAAGATTGGCAAGTCAGTCACTTATTTAGAATCGATACAATAAAAACCCTTAGCGCGCTTTGCGGCTTTGCGTGAGACATCTTTTCAAAAGGATTAAAAATGAGAGAGGTACCTGTAAATAGAATAACCGAACAGGAGGCGAACTTGAATGTGCCGCCCTGGGGTCACAAGCAGCTGGAGTCGAGCGCAAAGAGCGCAAAGAAAAAATGAATGCAAATATAAATTTTCATAATACGGACAGCATGGAAGCAATGAAAGACATGCGTGATAATCAATATGATTTGGCTATTATAGACACACCATACGGAATAGGCGAATGTGGAGATAAAAATAAAAGTCGTACCAAGATGGCTATAGCAAAAGATTATAAGCCGTTTCATGGCAATGATAAAGAATCACCAGATAAAGAATCACCAGAAAAAGAATATTTTACAAATCTTCTAAGGATTTCAAAAAATCAGATTATATGGGGAGCTAATCACTTCATTGAGAAAATTAATAGGAATTCATCTTGTTGGATTGTATGGGAGAAAGATAACGGCAAGAATGATTTTGCAGATTGCGAATTAGCGTGGACTTCTTTTACTACTGCAGTAAGATTATTTAAATATAGATGGGCGGGAATGTTACAGGAAAACATGAAAAACAAGGAAATCCGCATCCATCCCACTCAAAAGCCAGTAGCCTTATACAAATGGCTTTTACAGAACTATGCCAAGGAAGGCGATAAGATTATTGATACACATGGTGGCTCAATGAGTATAGCTATAGCTTGTTGGGATTTGAAGTTTGATTTAGAGTTATACGAAATAGACGAAGAATATTACAGAAACGGAGTGAGCAGATTTGAAAATCACTGTAAACAAGGGCAGTTTTTTCTTTCTTAGCGATCTTTGCGGCTTTGCGTGAGGAAAATTAGTGTTAATTCGTGAAATTAGTGTCTGGGGATTAAAAACATGAAAGAGGTACCTGTAAATAGAATAACCGAGCAGGAGGCGAACTTGGATGTGCCGGTCTGGGCTCGCAAGCAGCTGGAGTCGAGCGGGGAGATCACTGCCCTCAAGGGGGCGTATCACGGTGCATCGACCAGGCGCAGGAATATCAAGGAGTTTAATCCGGGTTCGGGAGATGCCAACTCTGACTCATTGGCAGATCTGCCCAAACTCAGGGAGCGGAGTCGCGACAGTCTGCGAAACAATCCCATCGCAACCGGTGCAATCAATACCAATCTCACACATATAGTAGGCCCGGGGCTCAAGGTGCAGTCGAGGATCGATAATACTATTCTTAAGATGCCGGAAGCAGAGGCGGAGGAGTGGCAGCGCAAGGCAGAGGCGGAGTTCAGATCGTGGGCGGAGAGTCTTGACGTTGACATAGCGAGAGGGATGAATTTTTACGGTTATCAGAATCTCGTGTGCAGATCTGTTCTTGAGAGTGGTGATATATTTGTACCTTTCCTATTTAAGAAACTTGCGACTTCCAATTATGGCCTGAGATTGCAGGCAATCGAGGCCGACAGGATCTCAAATCCGAATGACGCAATCGATACCAAACAAATAACCGGCGGAGTCGAGAAGGACCCGGATGGCAAGCCTTCAAAATACCATATCCGGACAAGGCATCCCGGGGCAGATACCAACTTGAGAGATGAGAGGAAGTGGGTAGCGATCAATGCTTTCTCATCGACCGGCAGGCGGAACATCCTCCACGTATATGAGAAACTACGTCCCATGCAGACTCGCGGGATACCATACCTCGCACCGGTGCTTGAAATGCTGCACAATCTCGGTAAATATTCTGATGCAGAGCTGCAGGCGGCAGTAATAGCTTCCTACTTTACCGTATTTATAGAGACCGAGGCGGGCAACATCGGGCTTGCGCCATTTGAACCGACTGCAGAATCCGGAGGGACCACTTCGGATAAAGATTATCGACTTGCGTCGGGTGCATTATTGAGGCTAAAAAAAGGAGAGAAGATCACCACTGCCAATCCGGGCAGGCCGAACAGCTCATTTGACGCATTTGTCGATGCGATATTCAGACAGATAGGTGCGGCGCTGGGCTTATCTCACGATGTGCTTATCCAATCTTTTAACAAGAGCTATTCCGCTTCGCGTGCTGCTCTATTGCTTGCGTGGAAGATGTTCAGCACCCGGCGGGCATGGCTGGAGACGTATTTCTGCGATCCTGTCTACGCGGCATGGATGGAGGAGGCAGTGTTGAGGGATCGTATTGTAGCCCCGGGATTTCTGGAAGATCCTTTAATCCGGATGGCATATCTCGGCAATATCTGGACAGGTCCGTCACACGGCCAGATCGATCCTACCAAGGAGACTAAGGCGGCACAGATGAGGATTGACGGCTTAATGAGTACGATAGATCAGGAAGTTGCTGCACTCGGGGGCGATTTCGACCAGAACATGCAGCAAATCCGGAAAGAGGCGAAGTTTAAGAAAGAATTGGGAATTGGAACGCCACAGAGGTCGGAGGTCGGAGGGCAGAGACCAGAAGAAGAGGAGGAAGAAGACAAAGAAACAGAAAAAGAGTAATCACGCTCCCCGGACTTAACTGCGCCGAGGACAAGAAGCCGCAAAGTACGCAGAGGAAAATATGAATAAAACCGAATTTCAAGCTCTAATGCCTGGCGATATTGTTAAATCTGTTATGTCTTGCGAAAGATTCATGGTGTCATCAAATTATGGTGATAGAGCGACTGCGGTCAACACCAAAGATTTAACAAACCCAGCCGAGTGGGAATTAGTGGCGAAGGCAAACATACAAAGAATGAATTTTAAAAAGAAAAAAAGAAAAGAATATTGTTTTTTTGTCTTGGCGTGAGAAATTTAAAAGAAAATTTATAACTTTTTTTAGGAGGAATTAGTAATGGCGGGACCAGAAGACAGTAAGAACGTAAAAAGTACGGAAACACGTGGCAGGGAAGAGAAGGACGGTAATGTGGCAATAGAAGCCTTGGGAAATGCCATACTGGAGCAGAGCGAATTGCTGGTGGAAAAGGGCAAACTGTTAGCGGAGCAGGGAGAACAGATAGAGGCGCTGGGAGAGCGAATAGATGATCTGGAAGCAGGAATGGACAAAATTCCCGAACTGATAGCGAAACAGGGTGCAGGAGTACTACGTCTGCCCAAGCGGCTTTCGGGTATAATACCTGTCAAGCATCCTGTCACTCGTAAATGGGTGTCCCCGGAAGTGGCAAAGAAGGCACAGCTCGAGCTGGATAAAGAGAAAAAACGCAAGAAAAGTGACTAAAGTGAACTAAAGTTGAAAGTGAGCTAAAGTTATGGAGCCTGACTTTCGTCAGGAGTCCAGATTAAGAAAAAAAATCCGAAACTTTAGGCACTTCACACTTTACACTTTGCAACTTAAAAGGAGTTTTGAACCATGGATAAATTAATAGCTTTGCCGACTTTGTGGGCGATATTACCGGACAGGATCGGGTTAACCCGGCACGCTTATATTATGTATTTGAAGTCAGGCATATCACATCCCCCTCTGCCCCCCTTGGAAGGGGGATTAAAAGCGGCGCTGTTCGATGTCGACATGGAGGAGATGCCGCAGACGTTCTTTATGAATGGCGACATAGCCATCATGCAGATCACGGGCACGATAACACCAAAAGCGGATATCCTCTCCTTCATATTCGGCGGATCCCCGCTCGATGTAATGACCCGGGA